GGCTACACTCAATGCCAACAAGATATGGCTGATAAAATAGTTAAATTAGAAGAAAAACTAAAATTGATTGAACATATTTCTGATGAAATGGCAAAAGATTTAATTAGACAATCTGAATTTTTTGATGGTGGGTTTGAATCTGTTAGTAAATATTATAATTATAAACAATCACTAAACAAACAAGACTAATATGAAAACATATACAGAAATAGAAAAATTAGCAGATGAAGTTTATCCTCATACTGATATGGGTAGACTTAAATCACATATAGGCTTTATTAATGGCTACACTCAATGCCAAGAAGATATAAAGGGATATATTTTTGAAGTAGCATTTCAATTTCATAGATTAGGCAAATATAGTGGCAATACAAGCGATACTCATTTTACTGATATTTATGAAGAAACAATTAACTCACTAAACAAACAAATAAAAATGGAAAAACAAACAGCAGTAGAATGGTTTTATCAAAGAATATTATCAAAAGATATTAAATCAATATTTGAACAAGCCAAAGAAATGGAAAAGCAACAGATAATAGATGCTAATATTTCTGGACAAATGTTTATAGCAGCAACCCCAGGTCATTATAAAAATGATGCAGAAGATTACTACAATCTAACATTTAAACAAAATAAATAAACTAAAAAACAAATAAAACAATGGAAACAAAAAACAACTCAGGAGCAATCTTCAAAAACAACAAGACAAAAGAAAGCCAGCCGGATTATAGGGGCAAGGTTAAAGTAAACGACAAAGAAATGGAAATATCTTTGTGGGTAAAAGAAAGCCAAACAGGCACCAAGTATTTTAGCGCATCGTTCCAAGAGCCATTTGTTAAGCCGGCAATAATGGATGCTAAAGCTGCGGAAGATAGTTTACCATTTTAATAAAATAAATTTTTTTATGTAAATAATTAATATTACATTTGTAAACGCTAAGTTGTAATTGAGGGATTGCAACATCTAATTAGCACAACTTTTAAACGAGCCATTCTACTTCCCTCAGTAGTTTGGCTTTTTTATTTAACATGAAAATCAACAAACATTACATTCAAGGCATATTAGATGCTACATTTGAATTGTACGAAATCGAGAATGGACGCATTGAACGGGACAAAGATTTAAGATTTACGCTAATCGAGAAACAAAATTACATCGAGGTTAAATTTACTTGTAAAATTGAACTTAGCAGTAAGTGGAAAGTAGATCACAGTTACCATGAAAACAGTATTAACATTTATGAAGCCGATACAGTTAGCGGATTTATATCCGACATACAAAGCGAGTTAGCAGAAATTCATTCAAAAACAATTAATTATTTATAACATGGAAAATCTAGTAAAAATACAAAACGAATTAAAAGTACCTAAAACAAATTTAAACTCATTTGGTAAATACAAGTATAGAAGTGCTGAAGACATTTTAGAAGCTGTTAAGCCTATATTATTAAAGTACGATGCTAATTTAACTATTAGTGATACTATTGTATTATTAGGGGATAGGTTGTTTATTTGTTCTGAAGCTGAATTATCAATTAAAGAGCAAACAAAAGTAATACATGGTTATGCTGAATTATCTAAACATGCCGGAATGAGTCCTGAACAAAGTTGTGGAACGGCAAGTAGTTACGCTCGCAAATATGCTTTGAACGGTTTATTTTTAATTGATGAAACTGAAAGTGATGCCGATAGCCAAAAGCCACCAGTAACACAAACTAACTTTGAGGATGCCAAAAGCAAATTTATAGTAGTTAGAACCCTTGCTGAATTACAAAGCGTTTACATGGCTTTAAATAACGTAGAGAAAGCAAATAAAGAAGTAATTGAATTAAAAAATAAACTTAAAACAACTTTAAAATAATGGAAAACTTAATTAAACAAATAGAGCGGTTTCAAGCACAAAATAAAATAACTTATGATACTGCAATGGCTAAGCCATTTAACGAGATAGTGCATGATTTTGCTGGCTTAATTGGTAACTTTCAGGCACAATTAGAAATTATTAAAAATGAAATAACATGGCAAACAAAGAAATAATAACAGAAAATGAGTTGTTGGAATTGGCTAACCGATACATACAACTAGAGAAAGAGTTTGAGGAATACCGTAAAGAGTTTAAATATTGCATCCACGACATGGAAGATTGTTTTAAACAGGCTAGAGCTGGCGAAGATGGCGAAGCTAAATACTTTACTTTTACTGATTATATTAACCGATTTAAAAAATAAAATGGATAACTTTGCAAACATAACCATAAGTGAGAGCGACTATAAATCGCTTTTACTTAACGGTGCTTTTTTAGATATTAAAATTATATCTATAAAAATATTACCAAATGATAGCGAAATCAAAGATGACGTTACATATAAGGCATTACAAAATGAATATAAAAAAGCAAGGAATAAACTAGAGGATTATAGGTTTCAATTAACAACTAACAAATAAAAGCCATGCCACAATCAGAGGATAAAATAGCACTAGATAGATTGACTTCAGAAATAGTACATTTAGAAAGTTTTATTGAAGCATTAGATGTTCAATTAACCGTTAAACGTTCAAAATTAGAGCAATTAAAGGAACGTAAACAATCACTATTAAACTATTTAAACGAAAATGAAAACTAAACAAGCCAAACAAATAATAATCGGTGCAATAATTTTAGCACTGGTTATATTCGCACTTGCATATTGCAACCGTAACCCACACCGTATTAAAGAGCCGATTGTAGATACTAATCCGCTAAATGATATTGTAAAGGACAAAGAAGCAATTAACGCCACGTTATTGGAAAACAACAAGGCATTAAGAGATAGCCTATTTAAACTCAGTCAAATTAAACCAAAGGTAGTGTACCGTAAAATATACATTTATGATAGTTTATTGATAGCAGACACTGCTTGCACCAAATCACTTGTAACCTTATACAACCAATGTGCTAAAGTGGATAGCGTTAACGAAGTTATTATAAATAACCAAAGTTCCCAAATCGGTAACTTAATTACGGTAACTAATAACCAAAAGGATATAATCGATATAAGAAACTACCAGCATAACTTAGACAGTACTTCTATTGAACAACTAAAAAGTGACGTTAACGATGAGATAAAAAATGGTAAACGTAAATATAGACGTGGCTTATTTCAAGGTGGTGCAGTCGGTTTAGGTTTAGGATTTATAGGGGGGTTGTTGATTAGATAAATAAAAAAAGCTAGGACATGAAACCTAGCTAATTTAAACAAACGTGTAAATATAATATTTATTCTTTAGATTTCAAACCGCTGTATGTAGTCATTCCAAATAAGGCAGCAACAAAGCCATAGTCAATTATGAAGACTTCGCCTATCATACTAAAATCACCCATACAAAGCCATTTAACGTGTGCTGCTACTATGCAGGATATAATCGTAAAGGCTGTTAATTTGCGACTACTAAAGCCAGCGTTACCCATTTTAAAAGAGTCAATTATATTTTTCATCGTACAATAGTTATATAAATTCTTTGCCCTTGCTTTTTCGCACTTTCAATCTTTGCGTATAAATTTTTAGTTGCTAATGTGCTTTCAGTAATCATATTACTTTTTTTACGAGTGCCGCAGAGTAAACAGCCCAAACTGTCTATTTCAGTATTACCTTTATGTATTCTTATGCCGGCATAGCCTTTAACGTTTAATAAAATAGGCATAAACACTTTAAACCTTGCACTCATGGTCCAATCAATCTCATATCTGCCATAAGGTATTGCAGTTTTGCCATAAACCTTTACTTTCAATATTTGCTCCAAAGTTAGTGTGTCATTTAAGCCCCTATCTCGGTCCTCTAATATAAAACATTCAAATACACCATCAATAGTTAAAGTACCTATTGTGCTTTGTTCTGTAAATGTTTCACGCTTTAATTGTAATTCCATATCATTAAATAAATAGTTATGCCTACGCTCAGTCATTAAAATATAGCTTCAATTTTAGTTTCACTTGGTATTACAGCCATTTGTTCTTTGTAAACTATCTTTTTACTTTTGCTTTTTTCATCACAACAATCGGCTTTTATCTCTTCTATTTGATATTGCAAATGTTCAACTTCATAACGTTTCTCAGTGTATAATTCTCTTATATCCGATTTGATAGCAAAGTACATCGACATTAAGCCAGCTGCAAAAGTCATTAATTTTATTTTATTTTCTAAGGACGCAAGTTCTTTCATAGCTAGTTAAATGGAGGCGGGCTTGGTTTTGGTTCGTAAATAATTAAAGGCAAATCTTTAACCCACATAAATTCATCGTTTACACAATTAGCCATTTCCTCTACGCTAATAACCCATTGATTTTCAATAGCTGTTTCAATTGGATTAAAATAGCAATCTGGTGCATACATTTGCCCTACTAATTCATCTTTTTGTTCTACTGTTAGAAGTCCTACATAAGTAGTGTATTCTGCTTTTGTTATATCTTTTAATTGTATCATTATACTTGTTTAAATTTAGTTAAAATTTCTTTAAATATTTCATGAGAATATGAACCTTTTGCTTTATTTACCCAAACGCAAACAAAATGAACATTTCCATCAATATAACCTAATTCGCTATCTATTCTATCTAAAGATATTAAATAAGGGCTTGATGTCATTTCTCTTTTTTCATTATATGTTTTTGGGCAAAGCATGTCAATATTAGTATAACCGCATTTAAAATTTTGTTGCTCTAATATTTCTTGTAATTTTTCAATACTTACTGTAAATGGATAGTTTCTTGATTTTGCACCAGCTTTCCATCTATTAAATAAAGCATTATGAATATCTTTAGTTCCTCCTTTATTACAATTTCTTGGCTGTCTAATTCCTTTATTCCACGCTTTTTTAGTTCCACTTCCTTTGCCTATTTCTCTATCTATTTTATTTCTATCAAGTAACATTCTAACTTTTTCAGAACCTATTTTATACTTTTTACTTAAAGCAGATTGAGACATTCCATTTAAACAATCATTGCATAAATCATTTTCAAAAGAAAATCTTAATAGATTTATTTTTTTATACATTTCTTCTTTACTAAGTATAAAAACATTATGCATTTTTAATACACGTCTTATTCTATCAGTTGTTGCATTCAAGTCTTTTGCAATTTCATGCATAGGCTTTTTACCATAGTTTGATTTAATATAATCAACATCTAATGGCTTTATATGATTCCATCTTCCCATGATACAAATATACAACAATACAAGCATACTACCTAAACATTTCGGGATAAAGTTGTGTTAAAAGTTTGTACGGCATTATATAAGGCTAAGGCTTCAGCATCTGTAAGTCCATCACCTATTGTAGCAAATGCACATTGCTTAGCGCCATTAACAAATACTGGTTGTATTGCTGCTAATAGAATTTTAAAAGTAGGTAATGAGCCTAATTCAGTTGATACTGTTGAAGTGCCTAACTTAGTTGTATTTCTCCAATTGTTATGAACATTTGATGCTGTTCTATTTCCTATAAAAAAACCATCACCTCTTGCAACAGCAGATAAAAGCCTGCCATTATAACCATTGTACTGGTCTGAATAATTATTGCCAGCATAATTAGCATACATCGTTAAACTATTTGTGTTATCATAAACGCCAATTGTAAAAACATCTGTGGTAATATTTGTTCTTGAGTAATAACTTAAATGTGTACTATTTAAAGTTAAAGCAGTTGAGGGAATTAAATAAGTATCAGCGTAAGCATTAGTTCCGTTCGGTTGGTAACCATTACTTGAAAACGTACCGCCTCCAAAAAATACTAATCTATAAGCAGCGTTGAGGTCGCGCGGGTCTTTTAAGTTGTATTTTTGGCTACTTGCTGTATTTCCAACGAAAGGATAGATACATTTCATCTTTGTCCAAATGTTAGCACTTTTTAAATCTAAAACTAACTGATTAGTTGCAGTTGCATTCGTGCCACTAATACCAGTTGCAGTTATAAATGCTTGAGCATCTGGGTCGTTACCACCGCCACTGCCATTGCTTTTTTTCCTTAATGCAAAAGGACTTATTGCTTTACCTATTATCATGTTAGTATAATATTACAGAGCCACTTGTTAAAGTTAATGCTGTTAGTTTATTATTCATTGGTACACAATAATAATCACCAGCTTTTAAAGTAGCTCCACTTAAACCTAAAGAAACCTTATAATCAGTTGCTGCTCCTAAATCATTTACTCCAGTTAAAACACTGATAACAGTATCTTCACGAACATAAAATGCAGTGTGATTAATAGTGTTTGCTGATGTTCCTGTAATTAATTTACTTCCGTTATTACCAGCTATTTTTTCTAATTCCTGTGCCATTTTATTTTGTTTTTAGTATATTAATTAATTCGTCTATTGTTTTATAATTTATTTCGTTTACGCTAGTATTTGGATAGTCAAAGTAGTAAGTACCACACTCTGCTAATGTTAAATGCAAAGCCAATTCATCTAATTTTTCTACATTAATTATTTCAGCGTTTTCAATATTTCGCCAAGTAATTGTATTATTTATTTTAATTAAATTTTCCATTAGAATTTTTGTATAATTAAAGAACTCATAATTGTACTTTCTCCCACCGCTGCATTTTGAAAAGCCGCAATAATATATTGATTAACAGACCAATCAATGTTAAAAGTTTGACGTGCTCCAGTAGTTGTTGTAGCTTCATCACTATTTGATGAATTTGCTGTATTAGATGTTTCACTAATTGTTGCAGATTTAATATATAAATTACGTTCCATTGAAAAAAATCTAAAAGCTCCACTTTGTATTCCAACAAGCGTTGCACCTGTTAAGCTATTAGCCGTATTTATGTAAAAATAATTTGTCGCTGTTCCAGTTTGTGTACTTCTAACACCTCTATTTAATATTTTAACTACGTCACCAGTTGCATAGGTATCAGCTGGTATTAATACCGACTTCATTAAAGTTATAGCAGTTGTTCCTGTTAAGGCTGTACTATCGGTAATATCTTTTGAAACTATTTGTAAATAGTTGCTTTGTTTATTTTTCCATAAACTTGTAGCACTATCGTAAGTTAAAACATCGTTGTTAGCTACACTATTTATTAAAACATTATGAAGCTCATCTAATTCTAAACCATTATCAACTTTTACAAAAATAGTTCCTTGAGTTATATGAGAGTGAACAACATACCCAATAATAACTATATGATTTGGTGCAGTTGGTTTTACATTTGTAATATTACCAGCAGTAGTTGGACTTAAATATAAAATATCTCCATCCGCCCAAGTTTCGCTTTGCAGTGAACCAGTTGTATTTATATTTCTTACTAATCCGCTTGTCGTTATAAAACCCTCTTGATTATTCGCTATTGTTTCCGTTACTAAACCAATTGTTTCAGCACTTAATAAATCATTTGTTGCTAAAGCTAAATCAACTTTTAATCTTTGCCCTTGCGCCCCTGTAACTCGTACAGCTTGATAGTTAGATTCTAATAAAGTAATGTTTGTTGCTGTTTTATTTACTACCCTTGATACTTGTTCTTGTCCGATTTGTAAAGTAACATTGCCACCTTTTAATTTTAAATCTAAAGTTCCATCTGTATCATTCCAAACTACACTACCAGCAGTTGGTGGTATATTAGTAGGCGTATTATCAAATTCTAAATTACCTAATTGTATTCCAAACTCACCTAAATTAACATCACTTGTTGCACCTGTATAAGGTACAAAATTAGTTATAGTTGATTTAATATAGTTACTTAATGTGCTTAAAAGAGTTTTAACAGTTGATCCAGATTGAACTATTGGAACTTGTTCCGCACCTGTTAATGTTCCGGCACTTGTTAAATCACTTATTTTTTTATCTGGCATTATAGTATAATTTTAAATCCATTTTCTTGTAATAAATAACTACCATCTTCTTGTAATAGAT